GTGTTAGCCGCTAGAGTCTTGGTCTGTACTGCGCCGTTCGTAGCGTCAAAGGCTGTGCCTGACAGAGCGTAGACAGTGTCTCGGATGGTCTTGTTGGTAAAGGTGTCAGTGCTAGTCGCTGTGACCAGGGCTGTGACTCCGTCTAACAGGTTAAGCTCTGTGGCAGTTGAGGTAACACCATCAAGAATGTTCAGCTCTGCCGTAGTGACGGTAGCACCGTCTAGAATGTTCAGCTCAGCAGCCGTAGAGGTTACCGCAGTACCGGCAATCTTAAGCGTAGACAGGTTAGGCGCAATGGCCGTAGTGCCATCTAGCAGATCATCTAGCAAGTCTAGGTCAGTGTTGAGCTTAGTGCCCCAGGTGTCGTCAGATGCACCGACCTCGGGTTTAGTTAAGCCATAGGTTGTGGTGGTTGTATCAGCCATCGTTAGTCACCTCGGTAATCAGATTCCGTCCAGGTCTCGGACGCATTAATTTGCTCTATCCATTTGTACCTAGCGAAAGTGCCGACTTCTGACCCGGCGTTATCACTAGCAGAGAATGGTCTAATTCTAACATAGTTTATTGCTACTGAAGACGTAGAGGCTCCTGCTGCTGCCCCAACAATAGCTAGGAATGCCTGAGCCGTGCCTGTTGCAGTGCTCGTGTCTGCTATATCACCTAGCCTTACCCGGACGCCTACCATTGATGTGCTAGAGGTAGACGAGTCTGCTACTACTGCATTCTTGATGCGCTCGTAGTCAGCCTGTGTAACGCTTGAGGTCACAGAGACAGCAGATGCACCCTCCCAGATCTCTGGATAGCCGTAGCGGGCCTCGCTGTACGGTCCAGTGCCGTAGCCTAGACGACGCTTTACTAGCCTTGATGTGCCGGCAGATGTCGCTGTTGCTAGAGCAGACACCTGGAAAACGTAGGACCCAGACACGGTAACAGAGGCCGCCGAGCTGTCTGCTACGGAGGACTCATATACCTGCGGATAGCCATACCTTGCTACGTTGTATGGACCAGTGCCGTAACCGGCTCTCAGCGCCATTAGTCTAGCGTGATGTCCAGATCACCAGTAGGGATACGGAAGACGTCCCCTGTGGCAATAGCCTTGGCAGTCGTCAGGACCGCATGGACTAGCATAGTACCGCCGCTAGAGGCAGTGAATACGCCAATATGGCTCACCGTGCCCCAATCAGCAGTAGCAGCAGGAAACTCTACCGCGCCACTGTTACTTGCGGTATCACCTGTTACGGTGAACGTGGCCGCTGTGCGAGCGTATGAGCCGCCTGTGACCTCTGTACCGGCAGCGCCAGTGTCAGTAGGGTCAGATGTAAAGAGGCCGATATACCACGCTGTAGGGCGTGTGACTGAACCTGCTGTTAGTCCCCAGTTGAGGACGTCTGTCTCGAACGAGTTAGTAAAGCTCATCTAATAGCTCCTGATCTTTAATCGTAAACCAGAGCCGCCAGACTTGGCTTTATCGCTCTGCAAATTAGTTCCTGCTACAGCACCAGAGTATAACACACTCCAGACCTGCATTCGGGCGTCGTCCTTCAAGTATGGGGCAGACTGAGTCAGCGATCCGTACAGGTAGGCATCCGGTGACATCTCTAGCAGCCAGTTGGAGGCGTTAGAGTCTGATAGCTGTTCTAGCTCTGCGTAGTACAGTAGCTCACCGCTATAAGTAGTATCGGGCGTAGGATAGACCTCTATAGCCTCACCTGACACAGCGTAGTAGCGTGGCTTGCCCTGGGCGTCGTTAGTGTCCATGCGGTATTGCAGCATGTCGTCTAGCGATAGCAGCTCTAGCCTTGATGACTTGCCATCGTCCAGGTGAAAGCGAACAGGCTCGAGGAAGTCTGCCGGTAGCTGCGAGTACCTGGTGTCTATCTGACCCTCGGACCGCTTCTGCATCTTGTAGTGACGCACCTCACGCTCCATCTGGGCCTCTGCTAGAGAGATGAACGTGGGAATGATCGCCGTTAGATCGTCCCGGTTGAGGAAGTCAGCTATTGTAGACTTCAGCTCTGTGTATGTTGTGATTGCCATGGTTGTGTCCTGTTTACATCATGCCCATTGCGCCAAATAGATAGTCTAGTACGCCTCGCTTCTCGCCATACGCGCTCTTCCTGAATAGATCTTCTGGAAGCTCTGGAGCAAGTAGACCGCCTGTAGGATCTGCTCTACGGACCCCGGCGTTTATGTCGCCCATAGTATTCGCCATGTTTGCCATGACTCCGCTTTCTGGAGATCTCATCATTTGAGGTCTAGGCTGTAGCTGCGTTCTCATCTGAGGATCAGTGTACTTGTCCATTGTGGGAGAAGCCATAGTGCCGCCCGCTCCCGCCAAACCTGTTACTCCTAGCAACCCCTTTGATGTTACCGAAGGCTTGAAGCTAGATTCGGCAGTAGATTTAATATCTCTTACATCTCTACTAGGGTTATACCATGAAGGTGTTTCAATGCCGCCTGCAAGCTCAACCACCCGATTTCTAGCCTGGTCCTGGGTGAGATTACCTCTGAGGTAGTCATTCTGTATCGCGCTTACAGCAGCAGCATTTTCCTTTGTCTTGAATCCTGCCGGGAACAATCCTCTGACATTTTCCCAGGCTATTGACTGCATCTGTCTAGGAAGGACTCCTGCTTGCTCTGCCGCCTGCCTGTAAGCGTCAGCGTATAGGCCGTAAGTTCCCTTTGCGCCGGTCTTGGACGAGCTAGCAGAGCCTGTGCCAAAGTTATGCGCCACTGGCGTAGACTTGCCGCTAAACGGCTCTAGGAGTCCTGCTGCGACTGCGTGGGTATCAATAGTTACATCACCGAACTCTGCATTCGGGTCGATAATATTGTTATAGAAATTTCTTACCTTATGCATGCCGCCCATCTGCTGTGAGATGTTATCCATGCTAGGGTTTTCTAGAACATTGATAGCCTTGCCGATCTCTACGTTAGATCCCCACCCAGTGCCTTTAGGCTCGCCATTAGCCTTTGTAGCAAGGTCCATGAACTGGCCGTCTGGGCTTACTATTCTGTGTGTGCGAGGGTTGTGCGCCTCGTCATATGTGCGAACCCATATAGCCTTTTGATTCTGTGTTAGATCCTCGTAAGGCTTGCTCAGTACAGCATCAACATCCTTTGCATACTTAGGGTCACCATAGGTTATACCTATCTGACCTTTCATCTCTGGAGTGAGACCTGATTTTGTTTTATTCTGGACGATGTCTAGAACACGCTCGGCCAGGCTTACATTCATGTACCAATCTTTCTGAGGCGATAAAGCAGCTAGTACACCGGCCACAGCTTCCTTTGGCGCTCTAAATTGCTCAGCAAACTGACCTGCTATCTTGTTTGCTCCGTCATACCATAGCTTGGCCTGATCTGCCATGTGAGCAGGGGTCTGATCGTATAGGTACAAGAGATTGTCTGATATCTGATCTCTGAACGACTCAGCCTGGCTTTCTGCGTTCTTACCCATCGTTGGCATATTGTACTGAGACATCAGGCCGACATTCTTATCAAAGGCAGGGCCAGAGTTAGCCATAGCCTCCAGGTCCACTATTAGGTTTTCCTGTAATGGGTTCTCAGTTGCAGCCTTCGCAGTCGGGAATCGCGTAGCAATGCGTCTGGTTTCAGGCGTTAGTAATCCACCGGCCCCTTTAACGAATTTCATCACCCCGGCTTCTGCGTCATCTTCTGGCGCAGCTAGAGTTGCAGCCCCTAGCAATCCTGTGGCCGTGCCAATTTTACCTGCCCTTGGAGCAGGTGTTTTTCTAGGCGGCTTTTGGCTAGACTGATTGGCAGCCCTGGTGATTGATGACCGTAGAGGTGTGCTCACTTCGTAGTTGTTGATCTGGTCAGACAGAGCTGTATCAATGGCATCTACCGGGTTGTCAAACCCTAACCAATCGTCCTTGTCCAATGCCTTGAGGATAGATCTAGACTTAGAGTCGAACGCATCAAGGTTATCCATTACGTCGCTGATAGACGCATCTGCATCAAAGCTAGTAAAGAATTGGTCCTTAATCACCCGAGCTATGTTGGCTAGCTCAGACGCCAGTAGTTTTGCCGCTGCCATGTTATGTCCTCATGTACCGATAACATGAGTATAACACAGACTAAGCGATACCTCGGATGTTGCGACGGATAGGTGCTCCCCAGACGTGTGTAGGCTTGTAGCCCACTGCCAGGTAGCGGAAGGAGTCAGATGCGTGCGAGGTCCAATCGTGTAGAGGTCTGCCACGCCAGGCCTTACCGTTCTCGTCCCAATCCCTGCGGTACTGCCTCAGAGCGTCAATGCCACGCTCGCAGCGCTCCTGGTCAAACCAACACTGCGGGATCATTGAGCGGACCTGCTGTATACCGTCCTCGATGCTGAGCATAGGCGCTACGATGACGTTGCTTAGGCCTAGAGACTGCAATACCTCTAGCCTAGACTTGCCGGTGCCTAGCTCCTTGACCCGGACGTCGTGCGGCAGGATATGTTGGTCGTAGGTGTAGCCCTTGCCCTGGAGCATCTGCACATAGTGATCTAGGGCGCAGCCAGAGTTCTCGTAATAGTCAATGATTCGGATCTCTTTGCCGATATACTGCGCGAACCAGATCACGGTCGTATCAGCCATACCAAGGTCCCAAGAAGTCACCACAGCAGTAGACTTGTCATAGGGCACAGAGCAGAGCTTGCCGTCAGTCTTAGCCTGTAGCATCTCTAGAGCGTAGTAGCTGCCCTCTATGTGGATGCGGTAATCGCCTTCCCAGACGTGCTGATAGATGTCCGGGCGCTTCTCTAGATCCTCTAGCCTTGCCTGCTCTAGTACATCAGGGAACCACGGATTGTC